CAGGGCCCGGTATCATCACTGCACCCATCGCCGCAATTGCAGTCGCACTCCCTTACCGTCCTCACGAACTCCGTAGAACTAGAAAGATTGATCAGCTTCTGCAGGATTTCCCGCAGGGAATAGGTTCCCGCCGGAATTCCCCGATGGCGCCGGAGCTTTCCACCATAAATCGGGTCATGCTGGGCCTGCCCCTCCTGGGAGTCCCAACTGTTCGGAACCCATCTTAGATTAGTTTCCCGGTCAGCCTGCTGACTGCCAGTAAACGGCATCTGCAGCTGGTCCGGCAGCCGGCTGTCAATCAGCGTACCCATGCCCCGGTAGTTCACTGTGATCCACTTCCCGGCATCCGCTGCATTGAACAGCAGCTCTCCCCGGTTCCAGTTGGGGTCGCCGGTCACGTTGGCCCGGTAGTCAGGAAAGAATTGCCCCTGTTCCGGCGTGGCCGCCACTTCCGTCATGGCCGTCCCATTGCAGGTCACAGAAAGGGACGTTGGCTCCGTTTTCTGAGGCACTTCCAGCAGCCGCACAGTAAACGGGCTAGTTGTCGGAATCTGGTGCCGTTCCCCACTGATATTGTGGATGTCCAGCACGTTGTTCCAGGGGTCCAGGCGATAATCGTATATCATGCTCTCACCTCCTTACTTGTGCAGCTGCTTGATGGCCGTAGCCTGGGCCTGTTCCAGGTTCTTGGCGTTCCGCTCCACCCCGGCCAGGTACTGGTCAACGGTAAAGGGCGGCTCGCCCAGGGTCATGTCGCAGCTGATTCCCTTATCCGGGGAAATGGTGTACTTCAGTTTGGTGATAGGGTAGTCATGGACATCTCCGGATAGGGTCCGGATCTCTGCCATGCCCTCGGTGGTCATGTGCCTCACGTTGAAGGACCCATCCACCAGCGGGTATTCCAGGCTGACGCCTTTCACCGTAGCCGATTTGATGGGATCCTTGTACTGGGCAATGTAGTTGTCACTGTAGCGCTGGGCATCAGCCACCGCATAAGCAGACGGCAGGGAAAGCACCTTCATGCGATACCCATATTTCTGGATACTGGCATCGTCCTTGGCCACGCACAGCCATTGCTCGCCCTGATCATCCACGTTGCCGCCCTTGGTCCGCACCCAGTTCACAACCTTGTCCACGTTCCAGGTGGGGCTGTAGCTGGCGATGTGCTTTCCGACAGTCAACCGAGCCTGTTCGTTGATTTCCTTCACCCGGGGCTTGAAGTAGATGTTCCGCCGCTCGTCCACCCCATAGACAAAGTCCGTGGCGAATTCCGAAAGGGTCTTCAGGGCATCTTTGATGGTCACCCCGTCGAACACAATCTTGGAGCAGGTGTAGCCGGCCTGGGCAATCTTGATGTCGTTGAACACAATATCCAGGTGCTTTTCCGCTTCTACCGCAATGTCCCGGACGATATCTCCGGGATCCATATTCTCGTAGGTCTTGAAGATCAGATAGCTGGAAAGCTGGTTGTAGAATCCGTACCCCTTGAAGGTATAGGTGGTGTCCGTAGTCCCTTCCACCGGACGGTTGATGATGTAGCCGGAGTACCAAGGCTGCCGATCTCCGAACAGGTGGATGTCAATCCGCTGCATGTAGTCCAATTCCGCATTGCTGGGCAGCTGGTGGAAGGTCAGTTCCACATTGCCGCAGCCCGTTTCCCCGATTTCAAAGGTCAGCTTGGACAGAGCATTCTGTTCGGATCCGGAGCCGAAGTAGGCGGTTTTGGTCCCGTTCTTGCTGTAGGCGATCACCGTGAACTGTCCAGGGAAAAACTCCGGAACAGAGGTATCAATGGAACCGATGCCCCCGCCGTCCGGCCCGGCATAGATCAGATGGCCAAAAAGGCTGCGCCCGAACACCGTACTCATACGAACCACCTGTTGGTGAAGCTGATCTCGATGGTCCCGGCATCACCGGTGTAGTAGAACAGGTTCTTCCCGGGCTTCACATGGAGGAACTGGCCGGAGAAGGTATTGATGCTGTTGGCCTTGTCCCGCCACACCGTTCCGGCGTCCCCGTTGACCGTTACCGTTGCCGGGGCGATCAAGAGAGCATCCGACAGCCGGAATTCTTCCTTGGCCTGCTTGTGGTAGATGTGGATCTTGGCCATGGTCTTCTGGGGGATGAACCGGAACGTCAGAGGCGTATCCACACTCCCCAGGTTGTCTACGTAGATTTCCGCATTCTCCACAGCCCGGGGGAACACCTTCACCACCCGGGTAGGACGCCCTTCATACCGGAACGGATCCGCCAGCAGCAGGGAAACCGTGATCTGGCTCCAGCGCTGCTTGTAGCCCTTCTGGTACTTGTGGGTGATCTTGGATACCCCTGCCACCCGGAACTTCCGGTCGGACCGGCCCACATACAGCTCATAATCCGTCTGGCAGAAGTAGGTATAGGCCACGTTCAGAGCATAGTCATGATCCTGCTCCGTCGCTCCCATCATCAGGAATTCCACCTTGATGGTCCGGCCGCTGATCTTCCCGTCTCCGGTCATATTGCCGCCGTGGGAAAAGGCCTTGTCCTCCAGCTTGTTCCGGAAGGTGTAGCTCCCGGCATCCTCCAAAGACCACAAAGCCGGCAGGGAATACTCCGTGCCGGCACTGGTCACAATCTTCAGTTTGCTGTCTTTCAGGATCTTTCTCGCTAGCTGCTTCATCACGCACCTCGCAGTCCGGCCAGGACCATGTCGTTGAAGCCGCCGAACAGGTCGTCTTCATCATCCCGGGAATTGATGTTCCCGTAGATGTTCTGGGTGGCCACCACGGTATTCTGCCGGTTGTCATCCCCACCGCCGAACAGTCTCTCCAGCAGGCTGGGCTTTAACGGCAGCACCGCTTCGTCATACCGGCCTTCCCCAATCAGGGCAGCCGTGGGCCCTGTGACCACACCACCAGAGGCCATTCCGAACAGTTTGGTTTTCCCCCATTTCACGTCATCCGCATTGCCCCACTTCATATCATCCGCATTACCCCATTTTTGGGCATCCGTGCCACCAGAGCCAGAATCAGAATCCTTGTCCTGGAACACTTTCTGCGCAGCTTTTGCAATCGTTCCAGCAGCGAAAGCGGCTATGCCCATCTGTTTGGAAACTAAAGCACCTGCTCCAGCCGCCCCTGCCGGGTTGGCCGCAATGACGGCTGCTGTGGCCACGCTGGCCATAACAGTTGCTTTGGCAGCGGCAGCTTCCGTTTCAGCTGCCGTATTCTTCATTTCCTGCTTGTGCCGGTTATTCCCCAGTCCCATAGCCATGATCCATCCGGAAATCACCTTCTGGATGACTCCCTGGATCAGCTGTTTCAGGAGGGTCTTGGCCAGGTTACTCATGACTTGGCTGAACTTCTTGCCCTCCACCACGCACTGGGCAATTCCGGAGGCAATCCCATCCTGGACCTGCACCGCCATGTTGGTAAGCATGGTCTGCATATATTCGCTCCAGGTGACGGAAGCCAGCATCAGTTCGTCCATCCAGACTCGCCGCTGCTCTGCCAGATACTGTTCATTGGCCAGGGTCGTAGCATAGCTTTGGCCGGTGATTTCGTCCTTAGCCGTCATCTGGGCCAGGAAATCGTCCAGTTCCGTGGCCATCATGGCCTTTTTCTGGGCATACTGGGCCTGGGCCAGCTGGGTTTCATAAGAGCCCATCTGGTCAAGAGCGTCCTGCTTGGCCTTCATCCTGGCCGCTTCCGCATCGGCATCGATCTGGGTGATCCCGTCCTGGGTGGCCTGGGCGGCCGCCAGGGCTTCCGCCTTTTCCTTTTCATATTTGGCCGTCAGGTTCTTTCCCTGCTGCACCAGGCTGTCCAGCTGGCCCGTCTCAGAACCATCGCCCTTCCCAGAGCTGATTTTCTCCTGGAGCTTGGCAATCTGTTCCTGGTTACTCTGGAGCTGTTTCTGGTAGCGCAGGGTCTTTTCCCCGCCGTCCGCATACTTGGCCGCTTCTTCCGCAGTTTTCTGCCATTCCTGGTGGAACTTCTCCTGGGCTTCGTCAATGTCCAGGATTTTTTGCTTCATGGTGTCCAGGACTTTGGTATAGGCATCAGAATCGGCAGGCTTGGATGCCTTGTCGAAGCTCCGTTCCGCATTGTAGGTCGGATTCTTCTTGTTGGCGTTTAGGCTCGCCGCCTGGGAAGATGCCTGGTCAACCAGATTCTGGATCAGCTTCACCGTATCAGGCAGGCTGGAAGCTTGGGCCACAGAATTCCCCAGGCTCCCCATGACATTTTTCCGCAGAGGCAGAACCGTTTCCGGCCCTGCTTCCCCGATGATGGCATGGGTTCCATTTTTGACCTGACCGCCATTGGCCAGGGCCGGGATCCGGCCGCCAAAAACGCCGCCTGTAGCACTGGGTCTGCCTCCATCTCCTTCTGCACTGACGCTCAGGCCGGTAATGGACGCCCCAACGGAAGTGATTTTGGCAAAAGCGCTCTTGATAGGAGCCACCACATTGGCTTCAAACCAGCTTGCCAGACCTCCAAAGATGCCCGTAATAGTGTTGTAGGCATTTTGGAAGCACTGGCCAATGAAGCTGGTGCCGTTGTCAAAGGAAGAACGGACAGGCTGAATGACCGTAGAATCAAACCAGCCGGCCACAATGGACCAGATCCCGCTGATGGTGTCCCAGGCTGCACTGGCCAGCTCACAGATGGTATCCCATGCCGCAGTGAAGATTTCTATTACCGGGCTGATCACCCCAGAGAACCAATCCACAAACTGACTCCAGAGGGATGTAATGGTATCCCATGCTTGAGAAGCAAAGTCACAGATAGGCTGCCATACGGAACTTTCGAACCAGTCAACCAGAGGCTGGATGGCCGTCATAATCAAGCCACCGACTATAGCCCAACTGCCAACGATGAAGTTAATCACCGTAACCGCAGCGTTACGAATCGGCGTCCACACACTGGTTTCCAACCAGGCTACGAAATTTGTGCAAGTCTGAGAAACAGCCTGCCACATGTTGTCAAAAGCCTGAGAAACTGCCTGGACATCTCTAGATACCCGTTCTTTCAGATTCTGGATGGCTTGAGCAATCCCGATGATGTAGGGAGCAATGGCGTTGTAGGCATTGGCGAAGGCATTCACCAGCGTCACAGCCACCGGCAGGATCAGGTTTATGGCCCCCATAATAAGCGAAGCCGCCGCAACAAACACAGGGCCCAGCCGGGATGCCACATCATTGACCACCATCAGGATGGCTCCAATATCCAGCTGGCTCAGGGTGTTCCACGCCTCCTGCCAGCCGGCCACCAGAACATTGACGAATTCCCCTACAAAGTTCCCAATGGTTCCCAGCAGGGTAGCCAGTTCCGGGCTAACATTGCTTACCTGGTCAATGATAGCCTGTCCCAGACCTTCATCCTTGGCGGATTCTTTGATCTGGGCCATCATTTCCCGGAAGTCCTGGATTATGCCGCCTCCGCTTTTGAGCACGTCCTTCAGGTCCAGGGCGTTGCTGATGATGTCTCCGACAACTGCCATGCTGTTTTGCGCTTCTTCTTCCAGGTTGGAAAAGCAGGCCATCAGGGTTCCGTTCATCCGGGCCGTAGCCCCCTGGGTACGCTGTTCAATGGCATCCCACAGGGTGTTGATGGCGTCTTCTCCCAGGGCTCCCTTCTCAGAGAGCTCCCGGACTTCCGCCACGGAAAGTCCCATGGCATCGGCCAGCAGTTTCCAGGCCGGGATGTTGGCGTTGGTCAGCTGCAGCATGTCCTGGCCGTTGATTTTTCCCGCCGAACTCATCTGGGTCAGCGCCAGAGTGGCGGAGCCGATTTGTTCAGCCGTCAACCCGAACGCAGAGCCCAGGTCAATGATCTTGGTCATTTTGCTTACAGCCGTCTCTGCATCGTCCCCCATGTTGACCCACTGCCGGGCCAGGGGAATCAGTTGGTTGGTGTCATAAGAAGACTGTTCGCCCAGGTCCTTCATGCCATTGATCAGCTTCTCTGTCTCAGCAGAAGAACCCAGCACGAAATCCAAGCCCTGCCGCAGCACTTCCATGTTGGCAGAGGCTTCCAGAGCTTTTTTTCCGAAGCTGGTAATGGCATGAAGGGTAAAGGCCCCGGCAATCATCCCTTTCAGCTTCCCAATAGAAGACGCCAGGGCATCGGTTTCGCTTTTGGCTTCCCGCATCCCCTGGGCTGCCTGTTTGGCCCCTTTTCCCAGGTCCGGCATGCCTGCATTGCCCACCTTTTTGCCGCTCAGTTCATCCACAGACCGGGTGACCTGCTTAATGACACTCAGGCAGCCATTGGCATCAGCCTTCAGCGTTACAGTAATTTCATGGTCACTCATGTTTCAGTTTCTCCCTCCTTTCTTCCTCAGCCTTGGCCATGACCAGCCATTCGTCCTGTTCCTCCTGGTCCGTGGCCGTCCTGAAGTCCTCCGGGAGGAGTTTTGCTGGAGTCACCGGGCGTTTCGGAGACCGGTAGCCTGCATTGATCACCGGAGTGGTGATGAAGGAAGCGGTAAACATCCGCTGGTTCTTCATCCGCACCCCATAGCCTTCAATCCGCCGCTGGATCTCCCAGGGTGTGGCCTGTCCGATTTCGTCCCCAGTCATACCCAGTTCCCCGTAGCAGATGGGAAGGATCAGCCCCACATATTCGTCAAAGGACGTCCAGGGGGCTGATTTCCCCTCTACACGTTTTTTTCGGTCTTTTCCTGTTTAGCTTCTTCTTTTTCTTCCACCAGGTCTTTGCTCTTCACCTTCATGGTCTTCAGCATCTCATTGGACTGCTTCACCCCGAAGATGTCGGAAACCGCCAGGGTAATGAAGAACACCGCTTCGGCCTGCTGGATGCCTTCTTCCAGGGAAATAGCCTCGATGACCTTCCCCGCAGCCTTGGATTCTTCCTTGTCTCCAGCTGCAAAGAGCATGATCCGGTAGGCTTCCATCAAAGCAGCCAGAGGCATGGTGTTGTGGGCCGACTGGAAGTCGAAATAGGATTTTCCGCCAAAAGCAACGGCCTCCAGCTCCTGGAGGCCATTGATGGTCAGACGGAAATGATAGGTTTTTTTGCCGGCTTTGACCCAGACAATCCGGGTCACCTTGTTATACGTAATATCCATGGATGATCACCTTATTTTCCCGTTCCGGTAGTCGTAGTGGAAGCTGCAGCCGTAGTTCCCACAGAATCCACGCTGGTCAGTTTCTCGTAGTATTTCGGTGCCCCGATGCCTTCCAGCTTCAGAGAGAAGGTGGCAATGTCATCGTGGGGCGTTTCGTCGCTCAGTTCCGTAATGGAATACCAGTTCCGGTCCGCCGTCTTGTTCTTGCTGTCATACCGGCAGATGTCCACCGGTTCCCCGGCGTTAAAGGCATCCCGCAGGGCCTGATAGGCTTCGTCCCCGCCGACAATGTTCCCTTCCACGCTCAGTTCAGAACTTTTGATGCCAGGATACTTTTCACCCCAGCCGCCGCTGGTCTTGTCGCTGGCATCGATGGAATCCGCACTTAGATCCAGATCACCGGACTTCTGCCCGCCGATCATGGCCCATTTGGGAGTGGTTTCCGTAGCCCCTTCCCCGAAATTCAGATAGATCAGCACATACTTGCCTTCCAGCTTGGTATGGACCGCTGCCAGTTTGGCTCTTACTTTATCCGCCATTTTCATTCCTCCTTAAAAACAGGCTTTCACTTTGTAGACAAGGACGGCAGCACCGGGGTTTCGGCCCCGCTGCCCCTGGGCAATGCCGAACTGGATGGTATCCACATGGCCGTCCATGATTTCCGTCCCATTGAGGGCCTTCCGGACCTTCATGATCAGATCTTCCAGCCGGAGGGCCGACTGATCCGGCACGATGATGGTCACATTAAAGGCAATGGTCCCTTCCTCGTCCACTTTGTCCTGTCCACTAAATTTGATGTTGTCCGCCGCAATGGTCCCGGTGGCAGCTGCCCCCAGAGCCGGGCCTTTCACTTCCTCCACCCAGGGAATCTCCGGCACTGCTTCCTGGAGGATCTCACAGATGGCGGCGGAATAGTCCCCTATCCCCGGTAAATATTCACCGTTTTCGTCCATGAGTTCCCTCCTTTCTCCGGATTTTCCCCGCCGGTGAAGTCCGCCATGGTCAGGTCCTTCAGGATATCCTTCCCCAGGGCATCATACAGCTTGTATTTCCGCTCATAGATGTCATCCTGCCGGCTGCCGGAATAACTACCGATCTGGACCGTGGGGTCTGTGCCCACAAGCTCCAGGCAGCATTCCCGGCAGGCCACAACCACCCCGTACCGCTTCAGCAGATTGGACGGGGTGATGGCCGCTTCTTCCACCCCGTAGGTGGCAGCCAGCCGGGCTACAGCTTCATTGGCCACATCCAGGTTTGCAGCCGTCACCCGGCCCACCAGGATGGAATCCGTAATGTCTTCCGCTTTGATTAGATCCATAGCATCACCCGCCTAGTGCATCCGTGATTTTCTTGAACCGGCTCACAATGGCCGGCCGTTCCTTTTCCAGGGCGTTGTAAATGAAGGGGTCCTTTTTGATCCCGCTGACCTGGGAACGCTTGGCGAACACAAACTGCCCGCCATCGGTCCACCGCAGGACCTTCTTGCTCCGGGGAACGATGGTATGGGCACTGGTGCCTTCATGCTGGTAGACCGCATGGGGCAGAGCCGTGAAAACCGTACCTTCCACATGGCTCCCGCTGCCATTCACTCTGGTGTGTATAGACCCTTCCGCCTGGCCCGTCCGGGAAATGAATTTGTGGTTTTCCCGGGCCTCTTCCTGCACATCCCGCACAGAAATCTTCATGGCCACCCGGAGCTCCTTCTGCATCTTCTGGGACCCATCCTTCAGCTTCCGGCTGACACCTTCAGCCTGGAACGATGCCTGTACCATGATCAGGCTCCAGTGGTTTCAGAGGCTCCAGTGGTATCAGCTTTGGGGTTCGTATTCAGCACTACCAGGGCCTTAGGCTGCACCACCAGGGAGCCGTAAACCAGCAGACCACGGACGGCATCTGCAAAGTCTTTTTCCAGCCGCAGGGATTCCGTTTTGAGAATCTGGACAGCCAGAGAGATAGCGGCATTGGTGCCAGCCATGACAGATACCGTATTGGTGGATTTCACCGTCAGCAGGTTATTGCTTTCGTAAATCTGGAAGCCGGCCGCAGAGCCAACATTGCCGGTGGTCAGACGGTTTTCCGCCGCTGCGCTGCCAGTCCCCACAAAACGCTGGTCTTTCTGGAGCAGGCCATACAGCCAAGGAGGCAGAACCAGCCAGCGGCCGGCCCGGGTCACGTTGTTTTCATCCAGGGTAGTCCCCAGTTTCACGATGGAGTCATAGGCCTGCTCCGGAGATTCCATGTCTTTCACCGTCAGAGTGGAGCCGGCTTTCTTGGCGTGGCCCGCAATCCGCTGGTCGATCACATCCCGGAGAGCATAGGAAGCCCGTTCCAGGCTCCGGTCCATCAAAGCAATGTTGGCCTGAGCCGCATCCACGTCATTCACCTTGAATGCGAAGTATTTGGACTGATCAATCACCAGTTCCGTAGGGGTGCCGTCAGTGTCATCGTAAGCCAGGTCAGTACCCTTCACATAATCCTTCACGACCACATCTGCAATCTGGTTGATTTTCACCCGATCACCGAAGTTTCGAATTTCCCCTTCATAGTCCCGGTTTACCAGGTTGCCCAGTACCAGATTCTTGTCCAGGTGGGCCAGCAGTCTGGCAGACCACAGGGCAGGGATAAAAGTGCTGATTGCCATAATTCATCATCCTTTCTTCATGCTGTCTTTGATTTCATTCCAGTGTGCATTGATCTGTTCCGGCGTCATGCCTTTCAGATCTTCCGTGGTATACACCTTTCTGGGGCTTCCGGCACTGCCGCTCCCGGCTCCGCCTGCGGCCGTGTTCTTCACAGCCCAGGGGTTCCCGGCCAGCCAGTTGTTCACGCCTTCCTCGATGGAAACCGTCTTGTCCCCGGATTTCATACCCAGGGAATCATCATCCCCAACCACTACCTGGTCAGAAAGCAACTTCACGAAGGCATCCGGGTTCAGTGCATTCCCTTTGGCCAGGGCGGCCTGCAGTGCAGAATGCATTGCCGTGTCAATCCGCTTCGTGTGTTCCGCTTTGGCTTTTTCTTCAGAGGCAGCATATTTGTCCGTCAGCTCCTTTACCTGGTTCTGCAGGGTGGTAAGCTGGCCGCCCAGAGATTCCGGGTTCCCCAGCTTGCTCACTTCGTCCATGAGAGTTCGCATGTTGAGCAGAGACTTTTCCGGATCTTTGCTTTCCCGGATGCCAAGGGCGTCCAGCACCTTGTTCCGGTCCACCCGATAGGCTGCGGCTTCATTCCGGGCTGTGCTGATGATGGACTGGAGATCAGCCACCATAGCGCCCCCGTTGTCAGCCTTGCCAAGGGCCTCGAAGATTTGTTCCAGTGTGTATGCCATGTTTATTCCTCCTGCCCGCCTGGGGCAATTTGATGTATATAGAGCGGCGCCTGGCCGGTTCTATCAGTTGTTGGAATCCTGGTCGAAGGGAACGAAGTCCCCACGGTCGATTTCATACAGGATCACTACGTCACCATCCCGTTTGGTAACGGCCACGTCGTTTTCCACGTAGGATTCCAGGGTGTGGCCATTAAATACCCGGGTCTGGTAGCAAGTAGGATTCCGGTCCGTGATCTCGGTGCCAGGGTCTCCCACAATGTCCCGGATATCGGCCGCAAAGGCCGTTCCCGCCACCCCAGCCACCAGGGCCAGAGTCATCGCCATAGTTTTCACGTTCTTCATCTTGCATCTCTCCTTTTTGTGCATAAAAATAGGGCAGCCGGTTTCCCGTTGCCCTTGTATAAAACAGTTATTGTCTCTTTGCCAAATGGTTGAGCAGTGCATACACTGTCAGGACAATGACAAACAAAATCCCAGAAGCCACACATTCAATCAGATCCCTCTGGAGAAGCCCCAGAGCAATGTCATTCATGTTTTCCTCCTTTTCAGGCATAAGAAAAGCCCGCTGCCGGAGCAGGGGGCTTATTCTACATCAACATTCTTAATATAAGGAACTATATCAGCTAATGACTGGTTATCAAAAAATGGCTCGTTCATTACCTGGTTAATATCAGTCATTGTTTTACATTTATCACCGTACCATACATCATATTGTTGATGTGATAGAGGATCCACGCCACATCGCTTACC